GGTAAAATAATTATAGGAACAATTTTAATTGTTATTGGCTACCACTTTCCAATGCTTATGGGAGCCCTCGGTAATACTATTGCCGGTCCTGCGGTTTGGGCAACAATGGTGGGTGGTTCAATGATGGTAATGGGAACAACTTTAATACTAGAAGGTGTACACCAACTAATGCTAGGAGATATAGATAAGAAAAAGCAACAAGAAGGTTATTTATTTGATGGTGGAAATAATAATATATTACAAGGACAGCCCATACCTCTTTTATATGGAGAGTTATTAATAGCAGGAACCCCTATAAGTGCCTCAATGTCTAATAATGCTATACCATTATCTTATTTAGAATATACAGATAGAGATTATACTAATAGTAATTCTTTATATGCAACGAACTATAAAAATGCACAAAATGCCGGAAATGCACAAGCAGGTACATCAGGTGGAACAGTAGTAGAGGCACATGATGATTATTACGTAAAAGAGATAAGATAAATGAATAAAGTACATTTAGTAGGAGATATTGGAGATAAATTTGGATACGAATGGTCTATGAATGTATCTAATTATGGAGAAATAATTAGATTAATAGACTGTCAAAGAGAGGGATTTAGAAAATATTTAATTGAAACTGAAGAAAACGAAATTGGGTTTGTAATTCAAAGAGCAGATGAATATATAAATGATGAATCAGAATTACTTCTAAATTTAAATAATGAAGATATAATTATTACCGCAGTACCTTTAGGGGCAGGAAAAGACAAAGGAAAAGGCGGCTTTATGGGTACTGGTATGGGTAAAATAATTATAGGAGTAACTTTAATAGTTATAGGGTATTATGTTAGTGGAACAGTTGATTGGGGTATACAATATGCAGAAGGTAGTAAATGGGCGGCATTTATGGAATATGTAGGGGGAGCTCTGATAACAGTAGGAACACAACTAACGACGCAAGGTGTGGAACAAATGTTAATAGGAGATATAGATAAAGAAAAGCAAGAAGAAGGTTACTTATTTGATGGTGGAAGTAATACTATATTACAAGGACAGCCTGTACCTCTTTTATATGGAGAGATGCTAATAGCGGGAACTCCTATAAGTGCTTCAATGTCTACTAATGCTATACCTTTAAATTATTTAGAATATTCAGATAGAGATTATACTAATAGTAATACTCTATATGCAACGAATTATAAAAATGCACAAAACGCAGGAAACGATGCAGCAGGTACATCAGGTGGAACAGTAACAAAAGCACATGATGACCCTGAAGTAGAGGAGAGATAAATGTCAGGATGGGATGAAGGAGCTTGGAAAAAATATGGCTTAGCAGGAGCCGAGGGTATTTTTGCTTCTGAAAATACAGAACAATATGCAGTTGTTTTTGATTTAATATCTGAAGGAGAAATACACGGCTTAATAAATGGGCCCTCCTCTATTTATCTTAATTCTACTCCTATGTTAGATGAAGGTATTTGGCTTACATCAGGTCCTAGGAAAACCTATAAAGCAAGTTTAGATACTACTACAAATGATGATAGAGTTACTGTAGATGCAGAAGAAGAATTTTTTGATAATAGAGTAATAGACAGTACTAAACATCAATATTTATTGCTTGAAGGAGCTGGTAAATCAACAACTAGTTCTGGAGGAGTTACTTTTGCAGGAACTTCAGTAGGGGGACCAGTGGGAAATGAAGCTCAAACTTTAATAACTGCTAGTGGTAGTTTTTTCACTGAAGCTATGGCTACAGGAGATGAACCCTATACTCCCATGATAACTATAAAAGGAGCAGGAATGGGTGGAACAGATTATCATGGGTATATACAAAGATATGTTAGTGCAACTCAAGCATATGTAATGCCTGGAATATATAAATCAGTAACAACAGCTATAGGGTATTTAGATCATGTATCTAAAATAACGGCTTTTAATGCTAATTTAGATTATTGTACATTAGAAGATGCAGCCCTTACTTCAGTTACAACTCAAACTTGTATTTTATTTCATGAAACAGATATTACATGGAATCCAAATTCGGAAGATAAAGAATGGAACTACGAAAGTGTGGGAGCAAGTTTTAATGCAGGCACTTTATATCAGAAACCTATGACATCTTTTGGTAAGGCTATTCCTACTGCAAGTTATCTTTATGTACCAAAAACTCAATTACTACAAAATGCAGATTATGAATCTAAAACATCTGCACCAACAGCATGGAATGAAAGTGGAAGTGAAGAAACTTTTTCAGGTACTGCAAGTGATACTATTGTAACAGCACAAGATATGTCTGTTCCAAGTGCGGGTTTAATAGATCAAATAAAAATAACTATTGATTTTCCTTCAGGATTATATTCAATAGATAATCATGATGGAGATGAAGGTCCTAATTGGAGTGAACTTCAAATATGGTTCGAATATGTAGAACCAGGAGCTAATAGTTTTACATCAAAAATAGCTTTTGGAAGAGAAACTCTAATGAATTCAAACGGAGTTTTAGAGGATCCTGATGCATATGGATGGACAGGTCCAAATAGACAAGCAAGTAATGCTTTTATTGTATCAGGTCCTACACATCAGGCTTTTGCAGAAGAGTTTCTTATAGATGCAACACCTTTTCAACCTTTTGATGATTGGAGAATAAGAATTAAAAAAGTTAATTCAGATAATTTTCGCAAAGGATCAAATTCTTGGACTATGTATGGCGTTACCATATTACAAGCTTTAGAAGCACAAATTACAGATAAATTAAGTTATCCATTAACAGCATATGCAGGAGTAACTTTTAGTGCTGAAGATTTTAAAACTTTTCCTATAAGACAATATCATGTTAAAGGTTTAAAAGTTCAAGTACCCAGTAATTATTTTACAAGAGATGAAACAAATGGAGCAGCTAGATATGAGAGAAATCCATCTACAGGAGTAGATGCAGGAAGTTATCAAGATTGGGATGGTAATTTTAGAGGAGACTTTGGCACTTTTAGTGAATCTAGTGTAAATCATAATAAAATGTATTGTAATAATCCTGCTTGGGTATTTTATGATCTATGCATAAATCCTGTATATGGATTAGGGAGTATTATAACAGATAATACATTAGTTGATAAATATGCATTATATAAAATAGCAAGATACTGTGATGAATTAGTTCCAGATGGAGAAGGAGGTACAGAGCCCCGCTTTACATGTAACCATTATATTAGTAAAACAGGAGACGCTTATAAAGTTTTATCAGATTTTGCTTCTATATTTAGAGGTATGCTTTATTGGATGAATGGGCAATTAACTCCTGTTCAAGATAGATTAAAACTACCTTTATATACATTTAATCAAACAAATGTTATGACAGGAACTTTTGCTTATCAAGGTTCTTCAGATAGACAAAAACCTAATCAAATAATTGTAAGTTGGAATAATCCTAAGAATAAATTTTTACAAGAAGTAGAGATAGTAGAAGATGTGGAAAACATTGTAAGGACGAAAAAAATAAAAACAAAAAGTGTGGCTGGTTTTGGTTGTACTAGTCAAGCACAAGCACACAGATTGGGTCAATGGATGCTTTTAGTTAATAAATTAGAAACAGAAGTAGTTACTTTTCAAACTGCTACAAATGCTGCTTTTGTAAGACCAGGAGATGTAATTAATATTCAAGATGGTGATCGGAAAAAAATACAATTTAGCGGAAGAGTATCTAATGAAGGAACTAGAGATATGTTTAATATTCCATTAGATAGAGAAATAACATTATATCCAAATAGTAATTATACTCTACATGTTGTATTTGGAACAGGAGGTGCTTTTATTGGACAAGATAGTGCTGATATAAATGGTATAACATATTTAAGAGGAGATATTATACTTAAAGATAAAAACGGAGCTTCTATAGATACAGAATTAAAATCTTTAAATGTACAAGATGATAGTAGTACTCCAATAAGATTAGAATGGGTAGAAGATGCGAGAGTTGAAAATCAACTTGTAAATTTTGCTGGATTAGACGGAACTCCAAGTAGTACAGATGGATCAATAACTACAAAAGCCTTACCAGTTTTATCAGCATTTTCTAGTGTTCCACCAGCAGAAGTAATATGGGCTTTAACTTCAGATGAAAGAGATAGTAATGAAACTAAGGGAGCACAAAAAACAATTCAATATAAAATAGTATCTGTAACAGAAAATAGTGATGAAACTTATGATATTTCTGCTCTTTTATATGATAGAACTAAATATGATCAAATAGAAAAGGGTTATCGTATAGATACTCCAGCTTATGATATTCAACCAGATAGACTTATAGCTATTCCACCACCTTCATCTCTATCAGTAAATTTTTCAAGAGGATCAAATATGGGTTATCAAGGTATAGCTGGTGGTGCAGGTGGAACAGGAATTTCCGCCACAATTTCTTGGGGAGCACCAAAAACAGCAAAAACTTCAGAAGCACATGCTAAAACATTTTTAAATGGTGCCTTAACTGCGACTTCTACTTCTATTGTATTACAAGATGGTACTAATTTTTCAAGTAGTGGAATTGTTAAAATAAATGAGGAATTTATTAAATATACAAGTAAGAGTACTAATACTTTAACAGGATTAACAAGAGGTGCTTATTCTACTATTTCAAAATCTCATACAAATAATACTTTTGTATTTCAAGCAGAAGAACTAGTAGATTCAGAAGTTAGCTGGTATGAACTTAAACATAATTTAAGTAAAGATAATTCTACTAAGAAAAGAAGAGTTAGACGTACTGTAATTACTATCGATGATGTAAGATATGGTTGGTATACAGTTCAAGTTAGAGCAGTAAGTAAAGGAACTCAAAAATCTATATGGCAAACCGTTAAAGGAGAATTTAAAATACCAAGTCATGCCCCTTTAGGTAGATTTGAGAAGCTTCCTAGAGGCGGTCATATGACAGGTAGTTTTATATTAAATACTACTAGTGGAAATGTAAATACTGCTGCTGATAATTATACTTTTACAAATCATAAAGGTAAGCAACATATTGTAACTTCTGCTACTACAGCTCAAGAGATACAAGCTTTTTCTGGATTGGCAAGTAGTGGAGAAGGATATTTAATACATGATTCAAGTAATACTACTGATCCATGGGTAGGAGCAAATATATTTACAGATAATATAGTTTCTAGTAATAGTATAGGAGCTACAACCACATTAGCGGAAGCTTTAGATGCTTCAGAAACTTCTATCGATGTAGCATCAGTATCAAACCTCGGAGCTAAAGGAACTATTAGAGTTGATTCAGAGGATATTACCTATACAGGTATAACTAGTACTACTTTAACAGGTTGTACAAGAGGAGCTAATAGTACTACAGCTGCTACTCATAGTAATGGGGCTACAGTTTATTATGGACTATTAAATTTCAAATACTGGAAAGAAATAGGAGCATCAAATAACGGATTAACTTTAGGTAGTGGAACAGCAACTGTTGCAGAGTTTAGTCATAAAGTAACAGGTTCTGGTACTAATTTTGATGGTGATTTTGTAGAGGGAGATTTAGTTAGATTTGCTTCAACAAATGACTATGTTCTTAAAACAAATGCTATTTATGGAGAAGTATTTGCTATAATAAGTGATACAGAAATGTATTTAAAAGAAGCCAGCCCTATAGCACTCAGTGGAGTGTATTGTTACTATCAATCTTGGAAACCAGATATTGAAGAAGATACGGTTTGTGCTAAAATAACGAGGACATCATAATGCCAACATATGAAATAGAAAAATATGCAATTACAACAGAAGCGGATGCTTATACTGTAAATATAACAAACGATGCAAAAACTTTACCAACTACAACAGGTGGAACTGTTACTTATGATGATTCAGGAACAACTATTTCTGTATTTAAAGGTACAAAACAACTTCAAGCAGTAGCTTCTGGAACTACTCCAACTTTTGATCAATTTGGGGTAACTCAAGGTGATATAACTGATACTAATATTACAAAAGGTTCTCAATCTGTTTCTGGAACAGATCTTGTATTTGGAAATGTGAGTAGTATAACAGCTAGTCAAGCACTTGTTACATACCCAATAAATATTGAAAATGTAATAACGATTTCTAAAACACAAACTTTTTCTAAATCGCAACAAGGTGCTACAGGATCAGCTGGAGTAGGTGGATACTCTGTTAAATTAACATCGAGTAAATATGTAATTACTTATAATCAAGACGGAGTCGAGGATCCAGATGAAGATTTAACATTTACAGCAGATGGATCAGGAGCATCAGGAGAAGAAACCTTTTTATTCGCTGTAGATTCAGGCTCAGGTTTTGTAACTAAACAAGCGGCAAGTACAACAGCTACTTATGCAATGGATGATGACGACGAGCCTGCTGTTGGGCAACAAAGAACTGTAAAAGTAATATTTTATGATGCTGGTGTAGAAAAAGCTATAGATACAGTATCTATTTATGCAATTAAAGGGGGTACAGATGCTATAACTGTTATTCTTTCAAACGAGTCACATACAATTCCAACTGATAAAGACGGAGACAACCCTGATATGACAGGATCTGGTACTGATATACGAGTATGGAGAGGAGCAACAGCTTTAGCATATCATGCTTCCACTGCCAGTACATTTTCAGTAGCAGTAACAGACGACACGAATATAGTTGTTGATAATGATCCTTCCACAGTAACTGTTTCATCAT